CTCTACGGCGGTGCGGCAGGGGGCGGAAAAAGTGAAGCCTTGGTTGCAGAGGCACTGCGGCAGGTACATATTCCGCACTACAAAGCCATCATCTTCCGAAAAACCTATCCGCAGCTACGGGAGCTGATTCAGAAAAGTCATCGGATTTATCAACCGGCTTTCCCGGATGCGGTGTATCACTCGACTGACCATTGCTGGATTTTCCCAAGCGGTGCAAGAATCTATTTCGGTTCGATGCCGAATCAGGACAGCTACGAGAACTATCAGGGCTTATCCTTTGCCTTTATCGGCTTTGATGAGTTGACGCATTTCACCGAGGACGAGTATCTCTACCTAATCGGCAGAAACCGTGCCGACGGTGCAGGCTTACGGGTGTATATCCGTTCAACTGCAAACCCCGGCGGCAGAGGTCATGCATGGGTGAAGGAGCGGTTTATCACAGCGATGCCACCCAACACTCCCTACCATTACGAGGTGGAATTGGTGGGCGAAAATGGCATCCGGCAGACGGTAAAGCGGAGTCGGATTTTTATTCCAAGCTCGGTCTGGGACAATCAGATTCTTCTGGAAAATGACCCCAATTATCTTGCAAATCTTGCAATGCAGACCGAGGCAAAACGCCGGGCGTTACTCTATGGGGACTGGAACAGCTTTGACGGGCAGGCGTTCATTGAATGGAAGAACAACCCCAACCCCAAACAACAGTACACTCATGTGATTGAGCCGTTTGAAATTCCGGCACATTGGAAGCGTTACCGGAGCTTTGATTTTGGCTATGCAAAGCCCTTTGCGGTGCAATGGTGGGCACAGGACCCGGACGGAGTTTTGTACCTTTACCGGCAGTTTTACGGATGCACCGATTCGCCCAATACCGGTATCCGGATGGAACCCCGGCAGATTGCAAGGAAAATCCGGGAAATTGAGGATGAGTATGAAAAGGGGACACATATCACTGGAATTGCCGACCCGTCTATCTGGGATGAAAGCCGTGGAATAGACGGAACTGTTATCTATATGATGGAGCGGGAGGGCATCTATTTTGAAAAGGCAGACAATCAGCGGATTCCAGGGAAAATGCAGGTGCATTATCGCATGGCATTTGACGAAAACGGACGGCCGATGATGTATGTCTTTAAAACCTGCAAGCACTTTATCCGCACCATTCCCTCGTTGGTTTATTCCAATGTGAATGTGGAGGATATCGACACCACGCAGGAGGATCATGATTATGATGCCATGCGGTATCTGTTTATGGCAAATCCGATTCCGCCAAGAAGGCATGAAGCACAACACAAACAAGAATGGAACCCTCTTAGCTGAGGGACAGAAAATGGAGGTAAAAGGATGGAAGAAAATATTTTGAACGCAAATCAGACAGAGGAGGTCGTTCAGCCTCAGGATGTAGAACAAATGGATCAGGAAAGCTTTGAGGCTTACATTGAATCGGTGAAAAAAGCAGACGGTGAAGTACAAACCGTCCAATCAGGCACCACCGAGCCTGCAGAAGATAAGCCTTACATGAGCTTTGCAACCCGGGAGGAGCTGCAAGTATTTCAGAATCAGACCATCGGAAACCGCTTGCGTGAAATCCGGGAGGCAGAAGAGGAGCGTAAACGGGAGTTTGACAGTCTGCTACAGTTTGCAAAAAATCGGTATCAGACCACAGAGGACGGGGATGCAATCGCACGCATGATGCAGGAGCTGACTCAGAATGAGCAGGAAGTCAAAATGCAGCAGCAACAGATTTCGCAAAAGGCAGAAGCAATTCAGGCCGATTGGCTCCGTCAGGCAGAAGCAATCCGGGAACGGATTCCGGAATTTGATTTAGAGCGTGCCTTTTTGAATCCGGCGTTCTACAAAAAGGTGGTGGAGGAGCGCGCATCCATTGCCGAAGCATATCTTTTTACAAAGGAAAAGACACCGCCCGAGCGAAGCATCCGTGAGGTAGGAAATTCTCCCGGCGGAATCGGCGGACGTGTCAACACGGATGTGGGAACTATGTCGGACGATGAGTTTGATGCATACATCAGAAAAATCAAAAATGAATAGGGTTGTAAAAAAGCCCGGAATGAAAGAAAGTTCCTATCATCTGTAGGGGCGGATATTATCCGCCCGGATTACCATATTGGAACAAAAACAAAATGAAAAGGAGAAAAAAACATGACAGAAACAGAAAAGAATCTTAATCTAAACACCACTGCCTCCGCAGGCAGTCAGCCGTTATTTCAGGCGGCATTGAACAGACATATCATCACAAAGGCAAAGCCGAAGCTGGTGCATCATCAGTTTGGTCAGCCGACCAAAATCCCGAGCGGCAAAACCAAGACCGTAACCTGGGACAAGATGAATCCGTTACCCAAGGCAAAAACACCGCTTACCGAAGGTGTTACCCCGAAGGGAACTGCAATTAACATTTCCCGCATCACTGATACCCCCAAACAGTACGGTGCGTATGTGTCCACAACCGACGAGTTTGATTTTTACAAGAATGACCCGTCTCCGGAGCTGTTGCGTCTGAATGAAATTTTAGCAGACAATGCCGGTGAAACACAGGACAGCTTAACCGCAGACGTGCTTGCATCGGGTACAAACGTACAGTATGCAGGCGGCAAGAACAGCCGTTCCGAGCTGACCGAAGCCGATGTCATGACGGTAGAGGAAATCAGAAAAGCGGTCAGAACCTTGAAAAACAACAAGGCAAACCCGATTGGCAGAGACTTTGTTGCAATTGTAGATCCGGACGTTGCGTTCGATTTAATGAGTGACGATGCCTGGGAAAAGGTCAAGACCTACTGTGACCCGAAGGATATGTACAGCGGTGAAATCGGACGTCTTTACGGTGTGCGTTTTGTCGAAACCACCGAAGCAAAGGTATTCCGTGGTGAGGATTTAGCAACCGACAAGTCCGAGCTGTTAGTCGCAAAAATTGACGGAGCAAAGCTCTATGTTGCCGATACCCTTACCCAGGAGGAAGCAGCTGCATTGTCTGGCAGAACCATTGTTGTAAACGGATTTTTATACACCGTTTCCTCCGCAACAGCAGGAGAAAATGGCGAAGCTTATCTGACTTGTTCCGAAGCGATTTCGGAATCGGTAAAAGCCGGAATGCGTGTCTATCCGGGCGAAGGAACTGCAAACGGAAAGCCGGTTCATGCAACGCTGGTCATCGGAAGAGATGCCTACGGTGTCACCGACCCGAAGGCAAACTTAGAAACCATTGTCAAGGCGTTAGGCTCTGCCGGTAGTGCAGACCCGCTCAACCAAAGAGGTACCATCGGCTGGAAGTGTCATCACTTGGCAAAGATTCTGGTGGATGAGTATATGGTGAGAATTGAGTCTGTTGCAACTGCAGACTGATAGGGGCTGTTAAAAATGCCCAGAACGCAAGAAAATAGGGGGATGAAACCTTAAAGGCGAAAAATCTCAAATTAGATTTCCCTTTTTCTTGCTATGAACAAACTTCGCCACTCGGCGTACCTCTGTACGCCGTCGGGTAATCCCAAACAAGGTAATTCCTTGTTTGGGCTCAGTTTGTCCATTCTGAACATTTTTTCCTATCCCCTATGAATGGGTAAATAGGGGCGGGGTATCCTGCCCCTTATGGTTTATATGAAAAATGAAAAGTGTGAAGCGCAAAGTGCAAAGTGCAAAGTGCAAAATGTGAAATGACAATCATTTTGCATTCTACATTTTAAATTTTGCACTTACTAAGTGGAGGATAAAAATATGAAAAAGACAGAACAGGAATTAACAGCATTTTACGAAGAAAAGGTGCCGGTGATGATTCGCCGTCCGGCAGGGATGCCGATTGGTGCAAGTCATACGGTGACGCATAACGGAAAGAACTATCAAATCCAGTACGACGAGCAGGTGATGATTCCCAGAAAAATCGCCCTGATTTTGCAGGAGAAGGAACGAAACGAAAAAAAGCTGGAATTAAGAATGGCAAATCTTGCCGGTACGGTGCAGAATCTGGACGGTGAGTAAGATGAGGATAAAAACACATCCGACCAATCAGGAAAAGGCAATGTATATCAGTAATTTCCGGGGGTTGAACCGGCATATTTCCTGCGGGGATAATGAATTTTACGATATGCAGAATCTGAGTACGGAAAAGTACCCTTATCTGTCCCCGAGAAGCTCGAGAGAAAAATCAGAACTCTATGGAAAAATACAGAATGATGCCGGGGAATGGGAAGAGGTTTTTACAGCACGTGCGGTCATTGCACCGAATGAGGCAGATACGCCGGAAGGCTTTTGCGGAGTCATCGGAACAGACTTTTACTATAACGGACGAAAAAAACAGATGCAGGTTGAGGCGGTTTATGATTCTGACGGCACTTATCGCTACGGAATGGCAATTGATGAAACCGGTGTGGTGCAGCTGTTATATTTAAACGGAATGATTCTGATTCACGGATATGAATGCGAGAGCCGACCGCCGTATCTCTACTATTACAATACTAAGGGCACCAAGGATATGGTGCAATGTGCAGAGTATGACCAAAGCTGGAACCTCGGTGAGTATGAGGTAAAGATAATAGAAGATACCAACACCATGAAAATTATTGCTTATCATGAAAAAAGGACCAGCCATTCGGGAAAATTCTGGGATTTAGAAATCGGAGAATCGGTGTTTGTGGACGGGGTTATGACCTATTCGGACAGTCGCTATGACGACTTTGGGGACAGTGTAGTTGTGGATGCAATTGTGGCCGAAATTACAGACCTAAACACCGGGACCAATGGAAATCTGAAAAAATGGACCTCGACGCTGACGCTCTTCTGCACCAATCAGAAAGGGGAAAGTCCCTTTACTAACACAAAGAGTCTGACGGTCAATCATGTTTATCGCAAAATTCCCTATATGACAAGGCTTGCCGTAAAAAACGGAAGAATCTGGGGTGCAAATCCGAACGGAGAGGTGGTTTATGCATCCGCTTTTCCGGAGTTTTTCCGGTTCCGGCAATTTGAGGGAGTCAGCTCGGACAGCACAATCATAGATGTCGGAACGCAAGGTGCATTTTTGGGCGTATACTCATATCATGATACTATAGTGGCATTCAAGAAAAACAGTATGGAGGTTATCTACGGAAATTTACCTAAGGAGTTTGCGGTCGGGAAAAGCTATCCGGAGTGCGGTTGTCTGGACGAAAACTCCTGCACAGAGGTAGGGCAGATGTTCTATTATCTGGGGTATCAGGGGTTTTACTGCTACAACGGAACCCGACCGCAGTTGATATCAGAAGCACTCGATTGCACCTATCAAAAGGCTTACGGTTTTACCGACGGAATCTGCTATTTTGCCTCAGCAGAACGTGCAGATGGCGTGTGGGAGCTTTTATGCTATGATCCACGTTACGGAATCTGGATGAAGGAGGATGGCTTGCGTGTGACAGGAAGCTTCCGGTATGGGAATGAAACCTACCTGCTATGTGAGGATGGAATTTTAAAAATGAATGCAGGCACAGAGCCGGTGGAGTGGTTTGCCGAGACAAAGCCCTACCTTCGTTCCCAACAGCAGGGCTGTTTTGAGCTGTGGGTGCTTGCGGAGTTAGAACAGGGCGAGCATCTAAAGCTTTTTTGCGCCGTCGGGGATGGGGATTGGTATCATGCAGGGGACATCCGGGAGGAGCATCCGCACCGGGTAGCGCAGTATTACTATATCCCAATCCGGTGCAAAACCGACCATGCAATCCGGTTCCGGATTGCCGGAAAAAAGCATTCGGTGATTCGTGCAATCGAAATCAGGTACGATTCTGCCGGAAGAGATTATATGGAATAGGAGGGAGCAACGGATGGGAATGAAAAAATTTGAGGTGTTAAAGCGTGTAGATACACTTTGTAAAAATCCGTTTTCTGCAGAGGAAAAAAGAGCATGGTGTGCCGAGCTGGATGCAATGCTCAAAAAAGAGTATTATCGTATGGATACACCGGACGTCGGGGAGGAGGAAACCCTTCCACCGCCGCCGTATGATGCAATGTATATAGATTTTGTGATGGCAAAGTGTTGCTACTATCAACGTGATTTTGATGCGTACAATCAGCACATTACGGCATTTAATTCCAAGCTTTCGGATTTTTCAAACTGGTATATCCGGACGCATATGCCAGAGCGGGAAACCGAAAACAAAATTAAGAATTGGATATAGGAGGATGCGGCATGAATCAGTTCAAGGTGGCGGAACCACCGGCAGAAACCGGGAATCCGGAGGCGGATATCAAGGCTTTGCTTGCGTGGTGTCACAGCCTTTATGAGAGTTTATGGAGTATTTATTTTTTAGAAAGCAGAAGAGAGGAGGAAAACGAATGAGAGAAAACACAATCAAGGTCTTTTTCTCGGCAGCTGCGGCGGTGATGTTATCCTATTTCCGGGTGATGGCAGTCCCGATTGCTGTATTGCTGGGATGTATGGTGCTTGATTACATATCCGGGCTTGCCGCAGCATGGTACACAGGATGCGTGAATTCCAAGATCGGAAAGCATGGTGCAATCAAGAAGGTTTGCTATATGCTTTTGGTGATTGTGGCAGGCGTGATTGATTGGCTTTTATACAGCGGTCTGGT